AAGACCCTTTGCTATTCTGAGACGATCTGCGTCACCCATACTAATAAGGGTTGGCGCAGCAGTGCTTATTTCAGTTGCATAATTACGAACTACTGCATCTGGTGTAAGACCACCGCTTCCAGAAATAACACCACCAGGAGCAGGACTTGGTTGAAAATCCGGTTGCTTCTGAACTTTTGTAATTGTATTTTGAACCGCTTGTTGTTGCTCTGGAGAAAGATACTGGCTGATTCGTTGAGCCTCAGCAATGCCTGCTGCTTTTCCTTTTTTCTTTGCCGCTACATCAGCCGATACGATTGACTCTTTATTGGCATTAAAGTATTCAGTTGCGGTAGATTTGGCATTGTTAAAAGCATCTTCTGCTTTAGTAGCCAAAGCAACAGCAGCAGCATAACGCTTCTTGGTATCCTCGTTTGTATTTGCAATTGTCTTTAGTTCGGAAACCTTGCCTTGTAAATTAGATAGTTTTTTACGAGCAGCGACTACTTTTGGTTCGCTCTTAAGGTATTCATTAAGATTTGCAGCCATTAGTTTCTCTCCTCTCGTATCTTATTGGCGAAGCATTGGTGCAAACAAAGAATTGTATGCAGCTAATGCGTTCGGGTTATTCGCGGCTATTGCCTGTAATTCAGAAGCAGTATTGGTCTTTAAGGAATCTTTATACTGTTGAGATACTCCGCTACCTGGTTGGCTAGCAAAATCTCTGTTTGAGGTATAGGCATCATAAGAATCAAGCATTTGCTTTAAGACATTACGGGTGCCAGATTCTGCGGTTACGTTAGAATCATTAAGCATTAGACGAAGATCATCAAGTGCTCTAGTGCGCTCGATTGCTTTTGCAGCACCTGAACCAAGTTGTTCTTGAAGCAAGGGCCTTGCGCCCTTGAACTGATCTGACCAAGTCTGCCATTGATCTCTAATTTGACGCTTGACATCTGTTGACATTGCAAAACTAAGTTGTTGGTCAAACTCATCTTTTTTGGCATAGTAAGTCTGTGCATCTTTAGCCACAGATACTTGACGGAGAAAGTCTGTAACTGTCTTGTTAGATTTAAGACCTTGGGTTGCCAGTAACTTGTAAGCATTAAAATCAAACTTGCCCACTTGTGGAATTAAGAAAGCTGCTGCTTCTGGGTATTGAGCCAGTAGTTTTTGGTTTTCTTGAACCCAACCATTTGCACTGCTAACAGCGCGAACATTAGCTACAACATTGCTTTCGGACTCAGATACGGTGTAAGGCATTTGATCTGGGAAGAGTTTAATCCAGTCTTGAGTAGCCTTATCAATATCACCGTTGTACTGGGTGATGAGGTTATTGAATACTTGCTTATAACTAGTACGTCCGTTATCGCGCACCCACTTAGCCATATCTGACTTGAGAGTAACTTGAGGGGAAGCAGGAGCAAAGAATCCAAAGCCAAAGCGTAATCCCAAAATAGTAAGGGTAGATGCTTGTAATTTATCTTGGTACTTTGCAATCTCACCAGCAGTTGGTGGGATTTCTTCACCAGTTACTGGATCTACTTTTACATCAAGTCCGTGACCTGAAGCCTCAAGGTAAGTTGCAGCTTTACGGGCAGCAGATGCGTACTGTGAATTACGTTCATCCGCACTAAGAGTTTGAAGTAAACGATTTACGTGAGCAGGTAGAATGGCAGAGATCATAGGTTGATCTTGACCATAGTTACCAGTCAGGTATTGCTCTAAATCTTTAACTTGTGGAATAACATTGCCAATCATTTTGATTGGAACGCTGGCTAAAGGACCCGCAAAAGTTGGAAACAGTGAGTCTGGGTTCATAGATGGTGTAATCATCTTGAGTTTGCCACCAAACTCCACTGGAATTGGAACTTGGAAAGCATCTTTAACACCAAAAATGTGCATTACCTTGTTCATTACCTTGTACACAGGGGTTAGTCCTGGGTAAAAGAAGTACTGATCCCCATTATCATCGGTTTGCACAAAGCCAGAGTGAGCAATTCCTTCATAAATAAGGCTTGCTCTAGTTAATGCTTCTGGATTGTACTTAACTGTGCGATAAACGCGGCGATAAAAGTCCTCGGTAGCTCGATAGAAGCGAGCAAAGTTACGAGCAGACATAGCAAGTTGGCTACGAACAGCAGGATTATCCACATACTGTAGTACTCGGCTCTTTGCCATTTCTTCTGCAATAGAAACTAAGTGACGCTTTGCTGTTTCTTGAGCCATAACGAGGTTATCACCAGTAAGTCCAGCAGTCATCTGATCTAGGTAATGCTTATCAAAACCTGAAGAGACCATATCCTTACGAATACGAATCATAGCGTCAATAACAATAGGCTCACGAGAAAAACGAGCATTAGATTCGCCCATATAGTCCCAAGCCTTGTCTACCAAACTTGAAGCAAAGTTACCGGTATCTGATACTGGTACTAGCGTCGGGCCGTGAATAAAGGTAGGTGCAAGGTTAGCTGTTGATGGTAGATCTTCCAAATGAAGGTCAGCAGTAGAGACTCTGCTGATTCCTTTTTCATCTACTCTTACTACTTTCTTTAATAGATCTTGGTTAATTGTTCCATCTGCTTTTGAATAAAGATTTTTTACTGCGTCGTATGCTCTCTTGGAATGATCTTGAGTAGTCAATCCGCGTGAGTAAAGTTGAAAACGACCTCGTTCAACATCTGTCAAACCATTAAGGTATTTAGTCATTTCAGCAATAGCAGTTTTTTCATCATTAAGGTTTGCAACTGCAATTTTTGCTAATGAGTCATTACTAGTAATACCAAGTTGAATTAACCAAGAAATTCGGCTCTGCTTGTTAGCTACTGGGTTCATCTGAGTAAAGCTCTTATCGCCAACTGATTGCTTGTACTTTACGCCGTTAATTTCCAAAGCGCCCATTTTGCCAAATTTAGAGACATCATTAGTAGTGCTTAAAAATTGATCTCCACCACGAAGGGCATTTTTGCCACCTTCTGATACGGCAGATAAAACTTCATCAAGGCGACCATAACGAGCGATCTCTGCAAGAATCGCAGAACCTTCTTCATCTAGTTTTGCTGGTAGGCCGTGTTCCAAAAGAGCATTAACCATTATTGTACGAGTGGCATTAACATCGCCGTTGGCGATTGCTTCAGCAATTTGCTTTTGGTATTTATCAGTTTGCTTACGCATAACAAGTTTATTAATAAAACCAAGGTTGCCTTGTGCTTCTGCTTGACGCAGTTTGGTAGAAAGGAAACGACCTTTAACCATTCCCCAAGTAGAATCTCCTGCGGCAACGTGCATCATAAGATCTTCTGCTGCGTTACGTACTGGGAATCGAGGACCAGCCAAAGTTCCAATAGACCACATTGAGGTCATCTTCTCAGCCCACTTTTGATGAGACACTCCCATAATCTTTCCGATAAGACCGGAACGAGCAGATAAGCGATCTAAGTCTGCAATAGAAGGAACAGCCATAGCGGTTGACAACTGGTGTGGAAAGAGAGCCATCTGTTCGCCATCAATGTTTGATGGGCTGACGTGTTCAGTAACAATGTTACCTAGGCTATCTACCTTATTAGCAATAATGTCTGCTGAGTAACGCTTCTCTAAACCTTTACCAGCAAACTCAGACATATAACTTTGTCCAGATTCGGTACGAGATACTCCGCGAATTTCAGCAAGGGTATTCCATACACCAGTAAAGATTTGTTTCTTTTGGCCTTCATCGCCAGCAGCAAATGCTTCAGCAATAATGCGTGAATGGTAACGAGTGTTTGCTAGTCGAGCAAGGCGGTAAACTTGTGTCTGAGCATCACGAGATGCCACATCAAAGAATCCATCTTTGAAATACGGGATAGCAGTAAACTTTGCTGCAAAGCGGTCAATCTTTCCACCGATTTGATTAAAAGATAAACGCATAGCACCATCTTGTTTGAACTTACCTACTTGGCGCTCTGCTGCGCCAATGGCTTCTGCGTTCTGTGTAAGACCAGTAAGGATCTCTTGAGTTTGAATGTCCCGATCACCGTACAAAGCGTTAACAAGTTTTTGTCCTACTTTGTCAATGTTAAAGACTTTATCAGTTGCAGTAAGAGCCATTACGCGAGCGCGACGAGAAGCATCTAAGCGAGGGATCAAAGGTGTCTTACGAGCTGATTGACCTTGTAGAATCGCTGATACGTCAACGTGGTTTTGTAAATAGTTACGAGCAGTAGTTGCGTCTTTAACGCCTACTTTAATAAATTCATCTACTGCTGTAGGACCAAACTCAGGAGCTAGGCGACGCAGTTGAGTGGAGTGGATCTCCATTGCCTTGACATCTCCTGCTTTACGAGCAGTAGCAAGTTTATCAAGTTGCTCGCCATAGGTATTAAAGAAATTTACAACTGTTGGCTTTGCAAATACTTCGTCTAATTTCTCAGCGTTACCGACAATCTTAAAGAGTGCATAGTTAGCAGCATCGTAGGCTTTCTTGGCTTTGCCAAGTGCAAGAGTAGGATCTGCAAATACTCGGTATCCTGCATCTGCGAAACCTGAGATACCTTTGTATAAAGCACCTGAGCCTTCCATACCTTCTGGAAGAAGTAAGTTTGCTAACTGGCGACCAGGAGAATACTTAGCTGCTTGAACTGCATCAAGTGTATCTTGAAAGAGTGGGTCTTTCTTCTGTGCTGCAATAGAGGCAATTTGCTTTTCGGCATCTGTACCAGTTGCAAGAATTGAATCTAGTGATTGACCAGAGGCAACCTTAGTTGCCACAGAAACCATATCCTTGCCGTACTTTTGTTCAGCAGCAGCAATACGGTTTGGACTAAATACTTTATCGCCTTTGTCATTAGCAATCTGAAAGGCTTTACTAAGGTCTACACCTTGATCTACAGCAATGGCACCAGTACGATAGATACGAGTCATAAAGTCAGAGACTTCGTTAAGCGCTTTGAATGGTGCAGCTATTGCAGTTTTGGCTGCGCTAGTTACATAATGAGCAGCGTCACCTAACCAGCCAACAGGACTATTGTTACCACCAAATAAGGCAACGTGTGCATTTTGTTGATCTTGTGGTTTCTGAGCAAAAGCAACTTGTGCTTGTTTTTCAGGCATAGCAAGAAGGGCGCGGTGGGAGTCTAGTAGTTTAGATAGACCATCAACTTGTGACTTCTGTTGTCCATTAAGTCCCGCTTGGATTGCGGCTGAATCTAAATTTGGATTAGCCACTACATACCTCTAGCGACTGCTCGCTGATACAAAATACCTATCTCACCAGATGTGTCAAAGGGAAGCATTTGTGCAAGAGTGTCAGAAAGTTTTGCTTGAGCAAATTGGGATTTCATTGTTAATGCTTCAGAACCTGCACCGGCACCAACATCTATACCGTGAGTAACGGGTTCTTGTGGTCGCTCAGTTGGAGCATAAAGAGAAGTAGGCGCTTGTCCAGCAGATTTCGCTGCTTGGCGTACTTGTGTATTAGTAGCACCGCGTACATCTGGAGTGCTGGCTAATGGAGCACCAGACTTGAGTGCATCCATAGCGACTCCGTCGCCATAAGAATCTGGCTTAAATTGTAAGTCTGTTCGCTTTGCGAATTTACCAGGACCTGATACACCCTTAAGTGGGTTGGTGCTGTCAGCTAGCGCCATCTGTATCCTCCTCGATAGTTTCTAAATCTGATGTCATCTCTTGCCAAGCACGATTAATCTTGGTCTTTCGGTTAGCGTGGTAAATAGAAAGTTCCATTACTTCGCTTGTAAAGACTTCCACACTCTGTGCAATGTTGTGCATAAAGCCTGCGAGTATTACAAGAAAATCTGCGAAACGTACTGGACGCGGAAGGTTGTCGTTATCCACGCCCAGTACCCCTCACATAAAGAATTTTATTAACCCTTTTTTACTTTGTTGCCTGGCTTAGCAGCTCCTGCGAATGGAGCCATAACTTTACCGCCAGATACCTTGTCTCCTGCCTTCTTGCCTTCAACTGGCTTAGACATTGATGCTGGTGCGTGTGTTCCTTTTTTCATATTCACCTCCCCTAGTACTATGCCGCGCCGCCGATTGATGCGAGCAATGATGCAATGTCTGGTCTGCCTTGAGGAGCGCCGCCAGCAGCAGGGGCCGCACCGCCAGGTTGTACTGGAGTAGGCTGCGAGGCAGGGACGGGGGCCGCTCCTGCTACCGGTGGTTGCATCCCCATTGCTGGAGTTGCAGGTTGTGGTTCCGGCGCAAACGCCTTCTCCACAATGTTTTCAATTTGCATACCCTTTTGGCGACCCTTAATCATTTCAGCAAGTGAGGTAATGATCTTTGAAGGATCTTGACCTTGTGCTACTAATTGAGGAATTGCTTGAGCAGTTTGTGATACAGCAAGACGAAGCGCATCGCGCATCTCTTCAATGTCCACTTTCTGTTCTTCTTGGGTAACGTTAATTTCCACTGGGATCTCGCGTCGTACATAATCACGTGATACTAACTTGTCGGAACGCATCTGTAGCAATGCAACGATTGCATTGTTTGGATTCATACCAGACATAATGCCGTAACGAACATCTACGGTGTAATCTTTTGCGATTGCCTTAGCAGGTGAATACTTTAATGTAAACGGTGTGCCATCATCAATGCCACGAATTTCTTTGATTCTGTTACCAAACATCTTTTCATCAACGCGGAAACACATTGAGATAAGATCGGTAAAGAGTCGAGCAAACTGTGCTTGTGCTGCTTTGATTTGTGAGTCAAAGCCTGCTTGTAGAGCTTGTACACCACGACCTGTTACAACGGAAGCGTCTAGGTTTCCAGAACGAGACTCTGGGTAACGAGCGCCGATACGAAGTTCGCGCTCCAATACACCGGACTCTTGGAACACTCCTGCTGGAAGTTCCAAAGGAACGCGACGGATCTGCTGTGGGTTAGCAGAGCGCATAATAGAATCAGGGCCGAGCGCCAGTTCTTGTACATCTTGAGGTATGGCAATAGGTGCCTGAATGGATTTCTCGGCGGCCTGAATCTGAAGTACTGCGAAGCGAGCGCGGGCTAATTGCACTGCAAGGATGTCGTCAAACTGACCACGTGCTTCACCATCAATGGAGGAGCGCATAGCTACTTTAACTAAACACTCACCTACTGGGTTAGGTACGCGAGATAGAACTAAGTCTTGACGATCTGGTACATAAATTAAATCTTGATCTTTGTCGTGGTAGCGAACTAATGAAAGATAAGGAGAACCTGGGGTAAAGGTATTGTTCTTCATTAGTTGATTTCTAAACTCTGGATACATAGCAGCCAAAGTTTCAGCGTCCATACCAACGATCTGTGTTAAGGACAAGCAACGACCAAAGCGATCTACTTCAGGATAAGCACCAAATGGGTTAATCAACTGAATGATTGGATCGTTTGTTTCGTAATCTGTATCAATGCGCCCAATGAGCATACCGTAGGTGTTATACCAATCGGCACCGGTATACATCTGAATCTGTAACTCACTACGATCTACATAGTAGTTAGCAATTCTTGCCCGTAGGTCTGCTGCTTTGCGAGCAGTATCAGAAACCATATTGGTTGCAGAACAGTTGAATGAGGGCAGTGGTGCCATAGCTTCTGCTAAGTCACGTGCTGCCACGTCAATCATATTTGCAACTAAAGGCTTTGGGTACTCCTCAGAGAACATCGAAGGGTAGACCTTAGAAATGTCTCCCTGTCGCGCTGAAAGCACGTCGCGCATACGACCATCACGCGAAGCGTATTTGGTTTGTAAGCGACTTACCTTAGCGGTGATCTCTTTGACTGATAACAATTATTTGTCCTTAGAATCCTTGGTCGGTGCGACCAGCAACTTTAGTAGGCCATTCAATTTTGTCATTTGCTGTAGCTTCTGCCTCGGCTGCGCTGTATCTGGCTTCAACCATTGGATTAACTTGTGGGGTCATTACTGCACCCTTGTCAATGTATTCTTCTTCAACAGATTCTGTTTTGTAGCTTGGAGTAATCGCCATTATTTCTTTCCCTTTTTCTTCATCATTGCCATACCAACTTTAGTTTCACGAGCCTTCTCAGACTTTGACTCGCCCTTTTTCATTTCCATCTTCTTAGTTGCTTTTGGTTCTGTCTTTTCGTAAGCAGCGTAGGCTGCCTTTTTTGTAATCTTCTTTGCTGCTGCCATTGTTATCTCCTTAGACGAAGTACTTATTTTGATCTGCTAGTAGTTCGTCTATGTTGACGACTACACGTTTTTTCATTTCAGCATTTGACAAGAACGGGTTACGCATATGATGCTTTGCGTACTGTCCGTAGTTGAGCATCTCTCTGGCTCTGATCTCACAGAACCACAGCGCCATCACCATATCGGTTTTGCCTTTAGTAGTAGGCGACCACGTAATCAACTGCTCTACTAGAGCCTTGACGTTTTCTGTCTGATCGCTAGGCAGGTGGATAAGATTATCTCGGTGGTGCTTTCCATCTGCTTGTTTACTACCAAAGAGGGTGGACAAAGATGCCACACCGAATCCTGCGTCCCACTTGTTATTGCCAGTGGTGTGTTCTCGAAGATGCACACCTCTAGTATTCAAATGCTGACGGATACCTTCGTCTTGAGTAAGGAAGGCTTGAAAGGCGTTCTTCTCAATGATCCACTCGCTAGGGTGGTAGATAGAAGTCCAGTTAAAGATTAACTCTCTAATAGCCGCAGGGCTTGGACGGGTAATCTTAATTACATCTAGTATGTATCGTTTATGGGTATTGCGATCAATAGCGTAAGCTACTGCTGCTGTATCTCCCACAATAGCGGGGTCAAGTCCTGCAACGATAACAAAGTTATTAAGATCTTTGGGATGACCTGGAGCATCTGGGTTTAATGGACCAGACTTTCTCATTCCATCTATAGAACCACGAACAGATACTGGATCAAAGATGGCATCATCGGAGATGTCTTGTTGTTGATAGACTAGCGCCCAAGTTGGGGTGTCCATCGCTTGGCGTTCGTTGTAAAGGTTGCGACCATTCCAACGAGGATAGAGTTGATCCTCTGTCTTATCTTCATCCTTTTGACCATCAAAGGGTTGGTCACTGAAAGGCCATAGCGTTACCCACTCATCAGGGTTCTCATTGGTTTCAAGTAGTGCCGGCATAGCCAGATAAGTCCAAGGGATAACTCCGCCTGGGTATCTATCGGGATTGCGTAACTCTCGGTATAAGTCTACTGAGGCTACACGGGTTCCAATAACGATTAACTTACCCGTAGGGTTAAGACGGGATCGAACGTCTTGGGTTAACCACTTGATCTGTCGTTCAAAGTCATTAGCGTTAGATAGAGTCACCGCGTCGTCCACGATAATCATATCGGCGCGTTTACCGTAGATCTGACCGCCGATACCGACTGCCTCAATGTTGGGGTCTTTCTCACCAGACTCTCGCAGCTCATCACCAAAGGTGATACGAGTTGCTTGCCACGAGGCGCTCTTTGAATTAAACCCGACACCTGCTGCATAGGCCGATTGGAGATCGGCATACATTGGGTGGGTAAGGCGCTGCTTGATGGCGTACAAGAAGTCTGCCGCAAGGCGCTGAGTTTGAGAAACTATCAGGATGCGGTAGTTAGGATTCTGGGCGATCTTCCAAGTCACATAGTCAACCGTGATCGTAATTGACTTTGCGTGGTTAGGCGGAATGTTTAAGAGGATGCGGTTTTCCCCGACACCTTTTTCGTATTTCATACTGGGGTGTAGCCAAGCAGGGTCACGACCCTCAATTACATCTACTAGGTTCTGCTGGTGTGGAAAAGTCTTTTGGTGTAGGAAGCGCCCACGAAACTCAGCAAAGGTAATGTCGTGTAAGTCACCGGTTGCAAACTTCTTATCTTTAAGTCCTAGGCGAGTTCGATCTACCTTGTCTGCAAATACCTTATCGGTGCGACGGTAGTACTCATAAGTCTTGAGAGACTTTCCTGCCTGACCACACGCGGACTCTATAGTGTTACCTTGTGCGACTGCGGCGAGGATAAGTCGCTTGGCTATGTCTGCTGAGTTCTCGCTAATGGGGTGACTTCCTTTAAGTGGCGCGGCGTGAGTGCCTTCATCTTATTACTAGGGGAAGTATTTAATTTCATACTAGAGATAGACTGCACCCAACTAAAAAAGGTGCACCGCACCTTACGGTGCATTAGCACCCGAACGAGCTACAGCGAAGTGAGGGGTAAGATAGTCCTCGTCCCTAGGGGGACTCGTAAGAGTCACCGCACAGGTAAAACTCACCACTCGCGGTTTTACAGCCCCTATATAGTATAAGGCAGGAAAAATAGGTGATTTCCCGCTTTCTAGTAAAAATACTTCTACTTTGTGATGCAACTCACTACTATAGTATACCAATACGGACATTTCTTTCACTTTAGGAAATATATCTATCTACGGTACATAACACACAAAGATAGAGAATTAAACAATGGGGGGTCGCGTTTTCCCCGTGCCAGAACCTTGCCTGCCCCTGCTTATGGGGGCAAGCGGTAGCAGATCGTAGCCAGATGAGAGCAGGAGGGGCTTAGTAGGAGGGGCAGGGCGGGCT